GGTCTTTCCAGAACCCACACAAGATTTCAACAGGCTCGTTACATTCCGTCTTTAGGTATTCTTCAAGCCTCCGTAGGACTTCTTGACTGTTCCCGCTCTTTGCCTTTCGCAACCTCTTTGGCCGCATAATCCGAAACGCCATTGACCACACTCCTTCCTAGCCTCTTTTTCGCCGCCTCTGCTTTTTCATCTTCATCCGGGATTTCCCCAGCAGTTCCACTGCTGCCATCTTCCGGTTTCTCACCTGCGGCTGTTTCCGGCTCTGGCGGTTCGTTCTGTTCCTGCAGGTCTTTTCTTCTCCCGTCAATACTTCGGGTGTCTGATGTCCTCTCTGGCAGATGCCCCACCTGTCTGATATAATCCTCCAGCCCGTCATCCGGTACCAGCAGGCCAATTCCAGTCATATCTTTTAGGAACGCTGATACTTTCGTAATATCCATATCCTCAATATCACCATGTGTCATTTTCGGATATTCTGTAATTCCGGCAAAATGCTCTCCGTTAATGTCAATCAAAGCTGGGATGCCCTGGCTGTTGAATGTTTCGCATATAATATCAAGAAATGCCCCAATAGCTGCTGCAAACAACTCTGTTTTATCAGAGCTAAGAGCAAAACTGCCTGTCTGCTGGTGACCAAGAAAGATAAAATCTGCTAACACCGTCATTGCAATTCTTGTGTCATACCTTTCTATAATTGCATTTGTATCAAACTGTCTTGTACCACCAGAACTAAGTAATTCTAGTTTAAATTCTTGTGGAAGTATTATACCCTCCATTTCATCACGCCGTATACTTTTTACCATTTCTTCAAGACATGAATAAATCTGCATCATATGTGGGTCTTCTCTGTTCCAGATATCCATGCCCTGAGGAGTATATATTACTGGCAATCCTGCAAGATCTCTTTCAACACCTATACCCTCTATTTCTTGTATACGTTTCTTGAAATACCATGAACGGTATGCATTCCTTAAAATACTTCTTCCCTCTGGATTATCTTTCCTGCTTTTAGTTCTGAAATGCAATGCTTTTTCTATCGGAATAGTACATATTTTCCAATCAGGAGGTGCAAGCTGAACCATTCCAAGCAAGTTATCATCATTGTCATATTCCCACTGGTATAACGTTTCCTGGGCACGTATTGGAAGTTTCATCCAGCCAACCAGTCCATCATTATATTTGCTTCTGGTACGTCTGTCCCTAGTTCTTCCCATCCGGCGCTTATATACTATCTCATGGTAACTCCAGCCAAATGTAATAAATGACAGAATTTCAGAAATTGTATCAATCCATGTTTCTGACATATCATTCATACATTGTCTTACAAACTCTGCTGCTTCTCTGTCTTTTGCTGTGCTGCCCCTTGGTTCAACATTCCATGATGCCTGCCGCACTAACATTTCAATAGCAAAAAGAATGGCACCAACGATATCATCATTCCTTGACATTTCATCATATACTGCTATTCCCCGCTTTCCACACAATTCTGGAAGAAATTCTTCATATAATGTACCACCATATCTCCGCTGCCCTATGCGGCCAATTTCTTTGTTAATAGCCATCTGTCCACTCCTTACTTCCAATAACTGTTTTTTCCTAATGAAATATTTGCTGGTATGCTTCCGGTATATTTTTTAATTTTTCCAAGGTATGTTGCAAGTGCCAGTGCATCTGCCCGGTCTGGTGAAGGAATGTTTCTTTTCTTCATTTCTTTTTTACTTTCTAGTTCTATTTTCCCATTACTGGCCATAAAATACTTCCTTACTACCAGCTGTGCAAATGTTTCTTGTTCTTCCATAATTTCTATTTCCTTATTTTTGAGTAAATCCCTGAGAACTGCCCACATATGTGTTACCAGGTTATTATAATGTTCCGCTGCTTCCTTTCCTTCTTTAGTATCTGTTTCAATCCTTTCTGCTGCATTAATTGTAATTACAACAAGCCTGTACAACTTTTGTTCCCTTTTTACCTCAATAAGACGGTCTGTAACCCCTCCACCAAGACCAGTATCATCAATATTTACATAAATATATCCCTTATAATCTGGAAATTCTTTAATAGTCTTTTTATATTCTGCAACAATATCTCCTGTGGTTTTCATAAGGTCTTGTCCTCTGTGGTTTCTTACCATTTCCAGCTTCCCTCTTGCATTACGGTAAATAACCGTTTCATCATTACCATATCTGGCTACATCTACACCAAGAATTATATATGGTAAAAAATGTTTTTCATCTAGTTCATACATTCTGCTTCCACATTGCTCCACAATTTCATGGACAATAAACACATCATCTTCCTGTTTTGGAAAAAGCCCTTTTACCCTGACACGTACAACATTGCTGTCCTCCCCGTACTTCCGTATCAGAGATGTAATATTCTCTTTACTTGTTCTAGAACTGTATAAAGATGAAACTGTATGACATTTATAAATAACCATATCCAAATTGAAAGCATCAAAAAAAGTGCCAGAAGTCCTTGTTGGATTTCCGCACATAAGCAGTTTATTATTTTTGCCAGACAGTGTACCAAGTATTGCCTCCATAATCGGGTCTGCAACACCAGATGCCTCATCAACAATAAAAAGCATATTATCCTCATGGAAACCTTGCATATTCTCTGGTTTTGTTGCTGTCCTTGCAGTAGCAAACCAGCGTTTTTCGTAACCTGTCATGTATATATATGTTTTTGTCCATTTCAGGATAACTTTAAGAAGCGGTGACCTTTCCTGCCACTTTGATATCTCCGACCACAGGACATCATGCAGCTGCTGCTTTGTAGGTGCTGTAGCAACCACCCTTGGATATGGAAAACACGTCAGAAACCAGAGAAGTGCAACCGCCTCTGCACTTGTCTTTCCAACACCTTGTCCTGATTTAACAGCTACTTTAGGGTTTCCTGCCAAGTCTGTTAATACTTCCTGCTGCCAGTTGTCTGGTTCAAATGCCAGAACTTCTCTTGCATATAAAACGGGGCCTTTTCTGTACCTTGGGATGCGTTGGCTGAAAAACCTCCGTCTTGCTTTCCTTTTTATATCATTCATGGTATACCCTCTTCATCCTGTGTTTTTGCAATTACATTCATAATCCAGTCATTTGCTATGCCAGTACTTTCATCCTTTGTAGTATTATTTATGCGTTCTGTTTCTGCCTTGATTTTGGCAACCTTTGCTTTCTGTTCCCCTGTAGCAAGCTCTTCATACTGCTTTATTAGTGCCCTCAATTCCGACATTGCCCTTGCCTGGGCAGTTAAAAACGTTGCCTGCCTGTCCCATGAAAACTGGAACTCCCATTCTGCTTCTGTACCACTTTTACCTTTCTTTACCTTTTTTAATTCCTTGACCATTTCTTTTTTATTTTCAACGAACATGATTTTCTGGGAACGCAGTATAGCAGCATATGAAATCTGTATATTCTCCCAAAGGATATCAACATAACTTTTATTTCCTATTTCATTTATTATATCCAACATATCATCAGGCAGGCATTTTGAAAAAAGTCCATGTTTTTCTGCATTTTTATTCCATTTTGGCGCACCGCCATGATTGCCCTTTGCATTGGTATTACCAGATGGCGCACCAGGTTTCCCTTTCCGGACGTTCGCTTTTTTTCCGTTATCTTTTTGCGAACGTTCATTTTTAATGCTGCCAGAACCCCATCCACCTTCACTCTTCCAGCGGCGGATTGTGCCATCTGGTTTACCAATTTTCTTTGCTATGTCTGTAAGTTTTATTCCATTTTCATAAAGGGACTGTGCTTCTGCTTTTAATTTCTTTAAATCCTTATCTGATGCCCTCGCCACATTTCTGCCCCCTTATTAAGTTGTTTTGGAACAAACAGACCAGTACTATTATAACCTTGTTATAAACTCTGCCCTGTTGTACTGGCTGCTATCCTTTGCCATCATTCTTAAAAAATCTTCTCTTGAAAAATCCGACAGGCGGAATACCTCTTCTGGTTTCATTCCAAGCTGCTTTCCAATTTCTTCTACAGTTCTGCCTTCAGCCATAAGTTCCTTGATAATGTTTTTCATGGGTTCTAAAAGATGCGTACCCCTTGCCCTGTTATGTGTGACAGTACCATATATATTGCCTGCCTTGTTCTCGTGCTCCACAATTACAACAGGAACTTTGCCTTCAAGCATTGAAAACAATGGTTCTTCTCCTGCAACTGTCCAGCGGTGGTAGCCATCAATAATTGTAAAATCTGGAGCTGTGACAATTGGAAGTGTCCATCCGTTAACAAGTATGGACTGCTTCAACAGTTCCAAGTTCTGTTTTGAAACCTTATTAGGGTTATAACCATTTGGTTTTACCATGTTCCTGTCCACCCACATAAATGTTGACAATGGTGCTGTCATTTTCTTATCCATCCTGCTGTTTCTCCTTTTTTGCCCTTTTTATATACCTTGTGTATATCCTCTGGTACAATGACCTGCATGTACGCAGCTTTGGATCGCCTGAAACAAGCCCCTCATATATTTCTTTACAGTCCCTGTTATCTACAATTGATGAAACCTGTATAAAAAACTTACGATAACGCCTTGCTATATATTTC